TCTCTCTAATATATTCATTAGGTTTATAACCAATATAATTTACATTAGATAATTTTTCTGCTTGTTCATATAAAGGCTCAAACTGTTGATCATTATTTTTTTTAAATTCATCTCCATAGACTTGCGATGAACTATATACATCTAGTATAATATTGGGGTTCTTTATTTCCTGCATTGCACCTAATAAAACATTTAAACCTCTCCATGGTGTACAGTGATGTATAAGTTTTATAGGATCTCCTTTTTTATAAATCTTTCTTATAGGAAAATTATCTATACCGTTTTTTATAACAATAGATCTTTCTGTTGGTATATCAAAAAAGTATCTAAACTTTTCGTAATTCCAATGACTGTTAAATACATACCAATCATATTCTTTATGCCTTGATTTATCTCTGAAGAAAGGTTGTAGATTATTTTGATCCCAAGAATTCTTTTGCCAAAGTATATTAACTTTATTAGAATCTATTGGTACTTTACCAGGAATAGAAGTACATATTTGTACTTGATCTAATAGATCTTTTGAAACATGCTTATTCAGCATCTCCATTTGTATTTCGGTTGCGCCTCGAGGTTGCATTATTTTTTGGTTTCTGCCCCCATAGAAACTTTAGTAACTTTAATTTCGAGGTCTTGTCTAAAGTCATCCACAGTAGTGTCAGTGTTGGGATCAGCAACATCAGCATCAAAATCATCTTTACTAGCATATACTTTACCAGTCCTTTTATGTTTTACAATTTCTTTTGCTTCTGCTGGTATTTTAATTATATCACTCATTTTTGTCTCCGTCCCTGTCTATTATATTTTTTATTATTCTGCAACTTCTTTTTTTTATTAGGATTTTTACAATGTCTTCTAGGTCTCTTCCTAGGCTTATCTCTTTCAACAAAGTCTTTAAACTTTCTAGCCATTTTCCTGTGAACGGTCTATTAAAGCATAACTAACAATACCTGTAATCTCATTAGCTGTACCTGCTTGCATTGATAAAACATCACTTGCTTCTAGATTCAAAGATCCTTTAACCATATTTGTAGTTGCTTTATTTAATTCTTCATAAGAAATTTTTTTAGCTGATCCACCTGATTTTGTAACTAAGGCGTGAGTATCTACATTACTTGCAGTATCATGTACTGCTTGTATACTTTTTACAATAATAGTCGCATCACTAGGGCACGTTAGAACTGGTGTAACGTTAGTAGTTGTTAAATCAAATGTTTCGCTTTTATATCTTATTGTCATTGCATAAAGTAATTAAACGAATCTTGTTCGTTTTTCAAGTCTTGTTGATACGAAGTATTTAATTGATTTTCAATAGTCGCAAGACCTTGGTTTATTTGCCTAAATCCTTCTACACTATATTCTTGTGGTGGTTCTGGTACATATACGTTTATCTTAGCCATTATCTTCTTCCATCAGGGTTAACGTCTGCTCTAAATGTTCCAAATCTCCATGTCTCATCTACTGCAGTATTTTGTATTTTTATATTTGCAAGTCTTCCCCTAGCCCTAGTATCTATCTTTTGTGTACTAGCATTAATTGTAAAAGGACCAAGTTGTGAAGATGATCCAGAATCAATAGGAAAGTTTTTTAAGAAAATTGTAACAATTGCATTACCTTGTAGGTTTTTAAAATCTGGTAAAAATCTACTTAATCTTAATAAGTATTCTCCATCTCCATCGGTAGGTAAATCAAAATCTCCTGATTGAATATATGCAGGTATTGCTGTTTCAGCACCATTTAATGCAATTTGATTTGTACCAATTTCATGTCCATAGTAAGTTGATGCACCAAAAGTATTTGTTGCTCCGCTTAAATTAGAAATTGTTGGAGTTGCAGTAGATGTATATTCTGTTGCATAAGGTACATCATAAGTACTAGCATCTGCATATGAACTTCTAGCAAGTGTCATAGTAGACCAACTATTCTCGACATAATTATATACTACAGCTCTATTATTCTGTACTGCAGGATTACCTGACGGTGTTCCCGCTGGATAAAACCAAATTATTTCATTGAACAAAGAATTATGTGATCCATAAATAATTTCATTAGATGAATAATTTATTCCTACATTTGATCCGGTAGTCGTGAATACAAAGTCTTCAACAAGTGATGGAAGTAATTTAACAGTACCATCAAATACAAAAAACCCTCCCCCTGCTCCCATCCAAAATACTTTACCATCTGCGTATACAGTTGCGTGTTGACCAATACATCCACAGTTAGAACCAACTTGTCTTATCGAGAAAGTAAAAGGTGGACCAACAAACTGCATTGTGTAAGCTGCTTGGTCTGTTAAAATTAGATTATAGTCTTTACCAGATACTGCTGCCACTATCTTATTACCTGTATCCAATCTAAATGTACCTGCAGTATTAATAGATGTAGGTTGATATACACTAAAATTTTCTTGATCACTAAATCTTATAAACATAGGATCTTGTGTTGTTGAATCTCCAATAGTAGTTTCAGTTCCAAAATGAACCACATGTCTATCTCTATCTGAAGTAATAGTAAGTCTTGTTGCTGTTGGAGCACCTGTCATAACCACTGCTCTTTGTTCTAGTGGATTTGAAACACCAGGATTCCAAACAAATGTTTTACCATCTTTAACTGTTGCTATTAACTGTTGACCAAAATTATCTAATGACCATGTACCTGGATCAAGGATAACTGTTGAACTTGTTGTACCAGATCCCCAAGTTCCTCTACTCCATGTGCCTGTACCCCAACCATAACCATATGTTTGTATAGTAGGCCCTATTTCTTCATAAGGGTTTATAGAAGCACTTCCTGCACTACTCATACCTGTACCTGTTTCATTCGATTTCATTTGAATGGTAAAAGTGTTTGCATTTGGTGCAGTTAAAACTTCATAGGTAAAATTTTGAAAATCTGCTACAGTAAAACCTGTAGCCCCACCACCAGGTAAAGTTACCGAAGTAAATGTTATATATTCTCCAACATCTAGAGCATGACTAGTTTTATTTACAGTAACAATATTTTGGTTTTGTGTAGATGTAAAAGTAGCTCCAGTCAAAGCTGTTGCTAAAGGAGTTACATCATAAAATTTATCTTCATAATAAATATATAAAGCTTTTGAAGTACCAAGTGCTGCATATCTATTACCTTCTAAATCTGTCCAAGTGTGTTGCGCTCTTGTTGGTCCCGATATAGTTTCAGCTCCGATAGCCGTGAAGCCACCTATTTTTTCTGGTTGTCCATATCTAAATCTTACAAAGTCCCCATCAATCCATTGGCCTTCTGCTCCTGAAGGAGTATCTGCTTTATTAAAACCTGGGGCTATTCTTACATTTCTTAAAGGCATAAGCCATTTTACAACATTTTATAGCTTCTTCCAAGTAGCAGGGTTAGGTATTAAAATCTCACTTACTTTGTTAGTTTTTGAAGTCATTATAATATCTCCACTTATTGATATACGTGGAGAAGACTCTTCTGTCTTTTGTGTTCCATGTTTAAGTGAACTAGGAAATATTAGTAGTTGACCAGGCTCATTATTAATAGATAGACTTTGGTGGTTTTGATCATTCCATTCTGTAGCTTCTGGCATATAGAATCTTTGAGTCGGTTCATAGAATGTAATTGAAGAATGATTTTTATTTTTTAAAACATAATAGACAAAACTAAAATGACTAGCTCCATGATCGTGAGCCGATATATGATCACCTTTATCTGTGTAAGCTACCCACGATTTTGTTATAAAATAATCAACATCTTTGTATTTTAAGTTTTGTAAAAATGTATTTAGATTTAGTTTAAGTTCATTAAAAAAGTTATTAAATTTTTTATTTAATTGTAATTGATCACCGTATAATGATTCGAAAGAATCTAATTGTCCTGCTTTATCAGAAGTAAAAGCAAATCCATTTTGATGTGATTTATAGTATTTATCCCTGTACTTAGGAGGACAAATATCTTTTTCAATAATAGGTATTAATTCTTTGTTAATTTTTTCAAAGTTATTTAATTTAGAAATACCTATGAGAGATCCTAATATTCTAACTGTCTCCATCAAGTTTGCCTAAATGATCAAACCAAATATAACTATTTAGTTTAGATAATAATTTTTCCATATCATTATCCTTTACCACATATACAAGAGTTTCAGTACAAAAATCTTTGATAGCTTCATATCTATGATGACCATCAATTAATACACCATTATTAACAACTAATGGGCATAACAAACCATTAAGTTTTATATCAATCTCAAGTTGATCTATAAGTTCTTGATTATTATTAGACTGATTAGGTTTTATATTTTTTAACTTATATCTTTGAAGTATTGAATCAAATATAATTTTTTGTGGTTTTAAAAACAATTATTGTACTCTAAGAAATCTATAACGAACTTCACCCGAGCCACCTGCTGCACCACTTGTAGATCCAGTATTTACTTGAGCAGCACCACCTCCACCACCAGATCCTCTAGTTCCAGCTGTTCCGTTTGTACCTGAACCACCAGATGAACCTCCTGCACCTCCTGCTATATTTCCATCATAAGATGTAGCACCAGTTGATCCACCTATTCTACAGTTATCTCCTCCACAGTTACCATTGTTAGAACCTACTGCTCCATTACCTGATTGATTAAATGATCCCACAGGACCACTTGTTAATGTTGTAACATTCTTTGTAGTACCATCAGAATCTCTAAAAGTTCCTGACGTAATTGATGAACCACTTATAGTAGCTGATCCTCCTGTTCCTGCAGTGTTAGATCTTAAAGGTCCTTTAACTCCACCACCCGTACCTGATGATCCTCCGCCACCAGTTAATGAAAATAAAGATCCTGTGGTTGAACCTGATAAAGTTGAAGTACCTCCCCCACTTGCAGTAGCGTTAAATTTATTACTAGGATTACCTGCTGCACCACTTGATCCTATTGAGTAGCTTATTGTTTCTCCTTGAACAACAGTAAGAACTTTATCTGAAATATAGCCACCCGATCCTCCACCTGCTCCTGAAGACTCACCACCAGCTTTATCATAATCTGCTCCAGTCACAGCACCTCCACCACCACCTACTGCAGCTTGAATATGAATTGCGTTAGCCCCTTGAGGAACTGAAAAAGTTCCAGAACCAGAACTTAGTGTTTGAACTGAACCTGCTTGAAAAGCTGCAAAGACTAATTTCCAAACTCCTGATACTTTGCCATAAATTTCGTCTGCTTCTTGCCAAGTACCTGATACTTTTCCGTATGCGTTGTCTATCTCTTGAAATGTTCCTGATACTTTGCCATAGGTATTAGCCATTTAAACTCCTATGAATATTTAAACCAAATGTCTCCATCACTTCCTCCTGATGGACTTGATGTACTAATTGTAAATTTTCTTTGTAGTTTTGCAGCAGTCACAGCATCGTTAGCAATCTTAGCCGTTGTCACATTTACGTTAGAAATGGCAGCGGTCAAAACAGCATTATCCGCTAGTTGAGCACTTTGAATTGCATCATCAGCCACTTTTGCATTCGTCACCGCATCATCAGCTATAGAAATTGTGCCTATACTACCACCTAATGTATCTAATGAGACTTCGTTTAAGTTTGTACCATCGGCATAAGCTGCAAATATTTTAGAAGCATTTGGTACAAATCCTGTGCCTGATGCAGTTTTAATCGTAAGGTTTGTAGGATTAGTTACTGCAGAACAATCAAATATATAAAATTTTTCTATAGAGTCTGGTATTGTTACTGTTGATGAACTTGCAAGTGTAATAGTTGCAAATTTAATTATCATATTTCTAGCATTAGAAATAGATGCATTACTCATAACTAAAGTTTTAGTGCCTCCACTTGTAAGAGTAATAGACTCAAAACCTGCTATTGCTTGTTGAACAAGTTCTAAATTTGTATTTGTTTTTGTACCCCATGTACCCGAGTTTTCACCCGTAGCCATAAGCTCAAGTTTAAGATCTGATGAAAATGTTGATGCCATAATTCTGTATTATACCCTTTTTAAGCTGCCTTATCAACTTCAGTCCAAGTATTAGAAACTCCTTTATTTACTTCAGTCCAAGTATTCGTAACACCTGGATCTACATTAGACCAAGCAGTAATTAACGGACCATTTATAGATCCAGTTAATTGAATACCGGTTACTGAAACCTCTGTATTTAAATCTATTGTTACTGAATTTGTTGCCGTTGTTAATTGAGAACCTGTCACATTTACAGGAGTATTAACATCTACTGTTTCTTCACCTAAAGTAGCTGTTATTTGATTTCCAGTAAGAGTAACATTTGCGTCTCCTGTTACACTTTGAAGTGTACCGATAGATGTTACCATATCATGTTCAGTAACAACTACACTTACATTACCATCAGCACTTACTGAATAAGTTCCAAGCGATAAACCTAATTGAGATCCTGTAACGGGTACTATTGCATTTCCTACAGGAGTTTCTTCTCCCATAGCCATTGTTAATTGAGATCCTGTTACGCTTACAGGAGTATTTAATGCTGCAGTAATTGATCCAATGTTAGCAGATAATTGAATACCTGTTACATTTATATTTGCATTTCCAATAACAGTTGAAGCACCAACGCTTCCTGTAAGTTGTAAACCTGTAACAGCTATATTAACATTAGTTCCACCTAATGAAGCTATCGGAGATTGTGAGAGGGCGGTAATACCTAACACGGTTTACCTCGCAGTTGCTGGTATGTTGTTAGTTCCTACTAATGATTGACCTAATGCCATGTAGATGTATCCATCTGAATAACCATTTGAATTACCATCACTACTTCTCATTTTAAAACCATTAGATAATAAATCCATTCCATTATTACCACCTTCTGTGCCACTACTATTTGGATTTAACATAGCAGAAATTAAATTATAGTTTGACCTTTTATTATCTACTATTCCCCAACTTTGAGTTCCACCACCATATCTTTTAACCATAACAAACGCAGGAGCAAATCCTGTATAAATAAATGTTCCATCTGCATTATTATTACCAGAATAAGAACCAAACTTGCTGTAACCAGTTTTCTCTGCGAAGCAGTAATAAATCATACTATTACCAGATCCATTTACATCTCCATGAGAGCCTATTGAAATAACACTTGAAGTTGGATTAGTGTTGTTCCAATATCCTGAGTATGTTCCTTCACCACTAGTAGTATTTATGTTTAAATATTTAGTACCACCTAAAACAGAACTATAAACTGGCCAAGCAGAAGAACCACTATTTGTATTTTTTCCAAAAATAAATTTAGGAACAGCACCTAAACCATGACCAACTGTAGCATTAGCACCTGTTCCTGTAAATTTAACAATACTAAATCCTGCTGTTGTATTAACACTAACAGTAGAATTTATAGAACCATCTGTGTTAGCTGAACCTGCACCATTTGCTTTCCAGTTCCATGATGCAAATGTTCCATTATTAAAATTATATCCATTTGAATTACCAATAACATAGCCATCAGAATTAAATGATTTTAAACCTGTTGTATTTGTAAGTTCAGCACTAGTATCGTTTGTTAACAAATCTTTTGTTGCACCTCTAACAGCATCACATAATCTATGACCTTCTGTTCCACCAGCTCTAAGTTTTGTCCATACCCAATCTGGTTGAAAACCTACTCCAGAAATTGTAGTGGGGTTAGTTGCATTACCTGTATAAAGTTTAGTATTAAAATAATCTGTAGATTTATTAATTGTTGTGTATGCCATTATAAGTTAAATCCTTTTGTTGATAAAGCTGTAAAGCCTGTTGGTACATCATATTCAAATATACCATTATTACTTGCATTTGTCCCTGCTGAAGCTACTGCTGTAGTTCCGAAGTAACCATTGCCGAAGTTAAATGCTACTTGATTTGAAACAGAACCACCATTAGTACCAGCTCCAAAGAAAAGAGGAAGATTGCTTGAATTAGAAATGTTTTTAGCACTATCATAAGCTACACCATTTTTATAAAATTGAATTGTATGTGTACCACCACTTCCATCATAAGCCATTCCACAAATATCATTTGCACTCCAACTGGCTAAACCAGAAGCAGCTAGACTTCCATTATTATAAATTACTCCATCAGTTCTAATAAAACAATTTGGAGAAGTTCCATAGGTACTTTTTGTAACTGTATAAACTCCAGGATTCCAATAACCACCAGTTTTTGAAATCATTTTCATTTCACAATAATATTTACCACCATCATTAACAGCTAAAGTTGAAAGACAAGCATCTTGGTCTGTAGTTGTAGATGTCCAATATGTGTTTCCATTTGCAAAAGTTCCTTTACCAGTATCATTCCAACTACCTAAAGGATTTAATGTAGCAAAAACATTGCTTGGACAATCTTCTGTTTTTGTAATTGAACCACTTAATGTAAAGTTATTACTATTAGGAGATTGGTCTGTCATTGAAGCATCATTTTTAAATAACCAGAAACCATTGTTTCCATAAGAAACACTAGGAGAAGTTTTAATTTTCCATTCTCCAGTTGTTGAATCTGTTTCTCCAAAGTCTGAAGGAGAATAAGCATAACCATCACAAAAATGAATATGAGATAACGAACCTTCAAAATCTTGACTTTGACCTCTTCTTCCGATGTAATGTGTAATTCCACTATTATTCCACATTGTAGAATAATTTTGAGATGGGTAAGAAACAGTATCAAAAGAGGTAATTTGTTCTCCATTAATATAACCTTTAATTCTATTTGATGCTGTTGCTTGTGCAGAATCGTAAACAAACATATAATGATACCAGCCGTTTACATCTCTATGTAAAGCATTTGAAATTATAGCCCATTGAGAACTAGAACCATCATAATAAGTACCATAAAATTCTGATATTAATCCTAAATAACTATGACCATCTCCTGTTTGACCTGTAGCTCCACCACCAAAAATATGAACACCTTGCTGTCTTGATTTTTTAATCCATGCACTAAAAGTCCATTTTTTAGCATCTGTTGGTGTTCCAAAAGTTCTATATGCGTATCCTGTTGCCATGTTAATTTAGCTGTGCTCCTCCTGTTGCACCGTGAGATACTGTTATAGTAAACTGACGGTCTGCTGTTTGGCCCTGTGCATCCGTTGCTCTTATCGTAAATGTATACGTAGTCGTAGCACTTGACCCTGATTCAGTACCAGTGATTGCACCTGTACTTGTATTTAAACTTGCACCACCAGGTAATGATCCTGATTGTACCGCAAAAGCTGTTGCATTGGTAGCTGCTACTGTAAAGCTGATAGATCCTAAAGCGGCAACAGTTCCTAAACTGCCTGCAGCAGTTGTCCATGCAGGTGCATCAGATACAGTTAATAATGCATTAGTTGATCTTACAGCTAAACCATCATTGTTCTCTGCTCTTAAATAATAAGTACCATCTACTGATAAAGTAAATGTTGCAACAATCGTTGTTGCATTTGTAAATGCAACACTATCAGCAGTTACAATAGCACCTGTTGAAGCATTGATTGCATCAACTGTAGGTATTGATTGAAAGTTAGTTCCTGTAATCGTTACTGCTGTTTGCGTATTTTCAATTACACTTGGACTGATAGAACCTATAGTTGGAAAAGTTACACTTGATCCAAAAGACAATGTACCTGATCCGTTAGTTTTTAGTACCTGATCTGCACTTCCATCTGCTGCAGGTAGTTTTAAAAATATACCTGTGTTAACAGTAGGTGAAGTTGAGAAAGTATGATTACCCATGTTCGCATGAGATGAACATTGGTAGTATAAAATATTTGGTGTATCGCTATCAACAGCAATCATTGTGTAAGCACCAGCTTGTCCTGGTGTACCATTAGTTGTAACACCTGTTGTAAATCCTGTAGTCT